CTTCTATGATTAACATTCCTCCGGGTTTTAAAAAAAGGTACGCGTTTTCAATCACGCGTATTTGGTCTTCAAACCGGTGGGTCGTATCGTCCAGGATGATATCGTAGAGTTCGTTCACCTCGCTAAAGGCGTTGGCAATGCTGCGTGGATTCGTCACGTCTATGTGCGACAGAGAAACATCACCGCATTTTTGTTTACACTTATGAATGAACTCATGGTTAAAGTCAAACCCGTAGATTTTAGAAGCTGGAAAGTATTCTTTCCACATCAGTAATGAACCACCATCCAAGATACCTAATTCTGCGATTTTCAAGTTTTCATGTCTTTTATGTTTAAAGAGGGAATCGTAAAATAAGGTATAGGGGTGACAATGTCTAAAATCCGTGACATTGTTTCGTTGAGAAGATTTATCCGTATCATATTTTTTTCCGATTTCACACAATTCAGATGAATTATTCAAGTAATTTATTTTTAGACTTCGCATAAGATATCGTTGATATAAAATACACCTTAGGTAACGCATTAAAAAATTTGTATAGCATGTACGTTTCATTTTATTTCAAATTCTTTTTCAAATGGGTCAATTCATTCATCCATAAGGTTTCAATGGGAGTCCCTTCCAACGAATGGATTTGGGATTGAAGTTCCTTGTATTCTTTCTCCAATTCTTCTATTTTTTCAGTCGTGACACTATCCATCGGTAATTTAATCAAGTACGTGTATCCACCCTCGTAAGGTTCAATCTTCAAGGCTTGAATCTCCGCAATGATGGTGTCCGTCTTTTTATTTCTTAATTCCAAGGTTCCAGAAACCACGGCACGAATGTACTCCACTTTATTTTTAATTTTATGAAGTTTTTTACGTAACATGTCTAATTGGTACGCTTTACGTTTCTCGTAAGCACGTAACCGAATGTCATAGAATTCATGGATGATGTCGTACACGTTCGCATATTTTGTCAAATGCTCTACATGGTTATACAAATTCATGTTTTTGGTGCTGAGCGAACTTACTAAATGAAGTGTTTTTTCAACATCGTCTACCGGTTTCAACAATTTTACAGAAATGTTGACTTCTTTATCTGTACTGTTATCGGTGTAATCCTTGATGACCGTTCCCATCAACCCTTCCAAAAACTCCTTGTAGTCAATCGTCCACGTGCCAATCGGTAATTCCGTAATGTGAACCACCAACTCTTTTTGTGTGTACTTTCCTTTGATGACGTACTTTTCTTTATCCGGTTCAATGGTTCCACCAAATCCTCGGTAATAAGGGTGAAGCTCCGGAAGTTCATGATCCTTGATTTTCGCCATTAAATAATCAATCAAATGGTGCGGGTTGTAGCACAACACTTTGGTACTCGTGCCCGTACCAATCCCATTGCACCCGTTCACCAGAACCATCGGCAATATGGGAATGTAGTAGATGGGCTCTACCGTGTACCCATCATCCACGACGTACTCCAGGATGGGATCATCCTCTTCGGGAAAGATGAGACGCGTCCATTTTTGAAGTTCGGTGAAAATGTACCTTTCACTGGCACTGTCCTTTCCACCGTTCAAACGAGTTCCAAATTGTCCGTTGGGTTTCAACAATTCAATGTTGTTGGAACCGACAAAATCTTGCGCCATGCCGACAATGGTCCCGTTCAAACTCGCTTCCCCATGGTGGTACGCCGTGTGCTCGGACACGTACCCACTTAATTGAGCGACCTTGATTTCCTTGACAAGGTTCCTTTTGAACGCGGCGTACAGCACTTTTCGTTGACTCGGTTTAAATCCATCCATGATGTTGGGAATGGACCGAATGCAATCATAATTTGAAAAGTGAGACAATTCATTATCAATGAAGAGAGAATAGGGGATCATTTTCTGGCGCGTATCCACCGTTGCCGTTTTCGTGTACTTTTCCAACCATCGTTTACGATCATCGGCACGACTTTTATTGAAAACCATGTCTATCGTATCTTTACATTTCTCCGTGTACTGAAAATTCACAATGAGCTGGTCCCGTTCTTTAAAGTATTGAAGAAACTCTTTGGACGTGCTTGTACCTAACCCTTTGTAGTATTTAATGGTCCACCCTTTCGGGTCCGCCTCACGCCATTCATCGTACTGGACGTCGTTGTAGAACAAGAGTTCTTCCGACCCCTTTTTTGCTTTGATGATGGGGGTATTCATGTAGCCGATGAACCCTTCTTGCTCCAAAAGGGATTCCCATAAACTACCAAACATGTTTACGCCGAGTCCTTTGATGTGACTACCATCTTTATCTTGATCGGTGATGAAAAGCACTTTCCCGTAACGCAAACGTTCCTTAACATCTTTGACCGTGTACTTTTTACCCAATTCAAGACCGATGATTTGACGAAGTTCTTGAATTTCTTTATTTTCATTGATTTTAGAAATACTTTCACCACGTGTGTTTAGCATTTTACCGCGCATGGGGTACACACCGATACAATTGCGATCGGCTTTCGTAAGACCGGAGACGACACTTGCCGCAGCTGAATCTCCTTCCGTCAACACGAGCACGCACTTGTAGGATTCAGCCGTTCCGGCATAGTTGGCATCTACTAATTTAGGGATTCCGCGAATGGTTTTGGATTTGGACCCGTCATTCTTTTTCGCTTGCGTGAGTTCCTTTTGTTGCGTCATGCTGACCGCCACTTCCATGAACCCCATTTTTGATAATTTATCAATAAATTTGTCACTGATTTCACACGTGGATCCAAACACTTGGACGGGAGTACTTAGGTAATCTTTGGTTTGGCTGTCAAACGTCGGATCCTCAATGGTACAATTGATGAAAACAAACATTCGGTCTTTCAACACACTGGACCGAACTTCTATTTTCTTTCTTTTTAAAATGAGCGCACTCAATTTACGAATGATTTGGTTCGTGATGTAGTCTACATGTTTTCCTCCTTTTTGTGTATAAATTCCGTTCACAAAGGAAACGTGGTGCGGATCTTCTGTGAACGCGACACCCACTTCCCATCGGGGGTACGCCTCAAACACTTTGGGAGCATCTCCAATGTATAAATCCATGTAGCGATCAAAATCTCGCACGGAGACGACCGTGTCGTTGAAACTCACCTTGACTTTTTTAGGAGTCACGGCGGCGATATCCATCGTGCGTTTTTCAAACAAACGCAACATGGAATCATCTAATCCAGGAATTCCAAAACGGGCATAATCCGGTGTAAATGTAATGGCCGTGAACGGTTTCTTTTTGTAGGAAACAATGACGGGTTTTCCAATTTCAGATAAATTATGTTTAAATTCTTGAGTATACATGAGTTGACGGGTCGCATCCACGGTCACGATTTTAAAGTAGGACGACCACACGTTGGTAAGTTTGGCGCCGAAACCATTTTTACCACCGACCGTTCGTTTTTCGGTCGTGTCGTAATTGGTGGACGTTCTCATTTCCGCAAAAATGAGTTGTGGAATGTAAACCTCGTACTCGGGATGAACGGCGACGTCAATGCCGGGACCATCGTTGGAAATGGTAATGGTCCCTTTGTCAATCGCGCATTTAATCCAGGTGACGGGAGTTTCCGACGACTCTTTACGTTTAGATTGGTCTATCGCGTTCACTACAATTTCATCAAATAATTTGTATAGAGCAGGAATGTATGAATGAGTGATCTGCACCATTTTACCATCCTGGTACACCCAATTCATCATGTCAGAAGGTTGGACGGGACCAATATACATGTCGGGAGCGTGGAGCACATGTCCGATGTCGGTGTGTTTGCGGTACGTTTCGGACAAGGATTTATCAGCCATTGGATAATCTTACTCATCCAGTCCCCGAGTCATCAATTTTTTGTTGACGATGTTGATTTTTCAAAAAAAGATTCAACAATAATGAATTTTCAATTAAATAAATTCCAACCTCATTAAATCCTCTTACCAAAGAAGAATCACTTTTTCGTTTGATATCCAAATACAAGACGACTCGTTTTTGGTGCGTTGGGTTTTTCACATGATGTAAATAAAGGTCGTCAAAGACAACCCCCTCGTATGTTTTCCATATGTATTTTTCTCCACCGCAAACAAGATACGCCTTCTCGTTCGTATTCTCCGGGATCACCACCCCGAGGTGGTACCGTAAGTATCCCTTGTAATATCCAACATGCGGCGGTATTTCTACTCCAGGATCCAAGATACTAAAAAAGGCGTTATGAATTTGAGGATCTTTGATGGATTGAATGGTCGTTGGAAAATAGGGTTCCATGGAAGTATTGATTTTTCCTATTTTTTTTAAATGTATTGCTCGCCAACAATTTTCGGGTGTGCTATTCGTCTCTATTTTGAACCCAGGATTGGTTTCTCGTAAACAACTCGGCGTGTGTTCCTTCGTGTAGGAAAGAAATTCATCTATGATGGCGCCTGCATTTTTTTCAATCTTAAGAGAGGCTGGAAAAATAGTATGGTAGTCATGAATAAAAGGAGGATTCCTATAAAATAATGATAATATGTAATTCATTATCACTAGGATGGGCCATACCGGTAAATATATCAGGTATACACAAACCAAGATGATCGTGTATTTTAGAATTTTATTTTTCATAGACGATGCAAGAATGATACCATAAATGAATAAAATAATATACGATATCCATAATATGTCACCCATACGATAGGCAGCATTCATTTCTTGATGTTTTTTACCAAGGGACGTACAACCGTAACAAAGATTTGGAAATAAAATGGTAATTCCATACGGAATGAGTTGTATAGAAATGAGTATTCCTAATACCATGACAAACATCCAATTTATTTTCATACCATTCATTTATATTTTTATCACGTCTAATACGGTATATTCCCCAATGGTTTGGTTATGTGGGTCCATTCCGGGATACATGTTATCGTTGTACGGCGAATGGCCTCGCGTCGCATCTACCAACGTAACGGGTATTCTATACTCGGGTTCATTTTGAGCGTTGTAAACTTTTTGTAGTTCTAGAACCGGACATGAATCATGCTGCTCGGCATACTTTTTATACTCTTCCAAAGACTGGAACACGATGGGTTCGCTTCCCAAGGAGTCTTGCAACCATATTTCTTTTCCATGTTGGATCAACACGGTCGGACACGTCTGCGTTTTTCGGTTGACATATAAATAAAGTCCGATTAGAAAAAAAATAAGTATAATGACAATCATATATATTCTGTATAAAAAATAACAAGATAATGTATGTACCTCATTCTTCAACGCGAAGAAGATTTACACAATTTAGAAGATAAAATTAAGGATAAGGATAGAATCTTGACACGGTTTAGAATGAACGGGTGCCCTTCCTGCATCACTTCTCAATCCGATTGGGACCGCATGACAACTCGCATGACGCCTCAATTGGGGGACCGCCATGCGATGATTGAAGTAGAAAGTGACCTGGTAGATAGGTTTAGACAAATCATGGAGAATAACCACAAACGTTTTCCTCCAGTCACCCGATTTCCAAGCATGTATATCATGAAACGTGGTGTCGCCACTCATTACCCGAACCGCGATTCTCAATCCTTAATCCAATTGTTGCACCAGATGAAAATGGTTCGGCCCAAACCGTTCACTCCCAAAATACCCACGGTCAAGTTTATGGAAAAAACCCTCAGTCCTATAAAAAAGGTCTCCCTCACCTCAAAAAGACGCAGCCTTTCAAAACCTGCCCGGCGCACACGCACACCCCTTTCCTTTACGGTCAGACGCCGTACTCCTAAAAAATTAAAGTAAACGGTTATATTATGGAAAACATACATGAAGATGGATACATGTTATTATCCAATCAGTTTACTCCAAACGAACTACAATTTGGATTATCTTCCGTCAAGGATGACAAGATCAATTATCACACCATGAAACAATTTGTAGACCATGTTTTTTTTCCAAAAATCATAGATAAATCAGGCGTCATTACGGACACGTTGTACGTCAAGTTTAGGTTTAGTAATAACAGTAACGCCCTGGATGCGTCTACGTTTCATGGGGACATTTACAACCATACCCAAAGTAAATTGCTACCCATTTACACTTGTTTGTGCTACTTTGATGAAGCTCAATTGGAAGTGATTCCTGGAAGTCACAAGTACAACAATCAGGGAAATAGTATGGAGAGTTACCATAAAAAAGAGGTATTGGATATGAAACCTGGCGACATTTTAATTTTCCATTCTAATTTGCATCATCGTGGTATTGGGTATTACCAACAAGAAAATCGGCGTGTCCTGCAAGTGTTTGAAGTGTTTCCTGATAAAAAAACGTACGATGAAAACATTTCCAAGGTGGTGATCGTGACGTCCAACGATTCTCCTGTCATGAAAAAGTTTGTGGGTCCGTTTCTATATAAAATAAGCCAGCAACCCTATTTAATAGACCAAGTTACCAAAATTCATTATTGGTTCATGTTTAATGATTTGCATTATAAAGTTGGATTGTTGGATATTCCGCCCAACGAGAAAAAAAATAAATACGTTTCCTACGAATCAGGGAAACGTTTACTGTACGAAAATGTTCGTCCACAAGAAGACTTAAACATCAACATCATTTGTGATAAACAGGCAACGTCCATCACCTTCAGTCATTATTATTTATATATGTTTATCATGTTTGTCTTGATCGTGGTAACGATCTTCTATGTGATTCGGAATCAACGTCTTCCTCGTAAATCAAGGTCTAAAAGAAATTAAATACAACCAGATAAAGAAGGAATGAATCTCCGACGTATTTCTCACGAATTGAAAAATACGTCATGGGTAATGAATGAAGAAGAAAAACAAATCATTGTGAACGACCGGACGGTTTTTGTATTACCTAGCATGTATCCATTTAAATGTCCGACGTTGTTGATTGATAAACACAGTCATGTGGATGTTTTGAAAAAACGATTATTGACCTATGTTGATTTTTGTAAAGTGTGCCACATACAATTGCCCTGCATATGTTGCCGGAGCATCACGGCATCGTGGAGCCCATGTTACACTTGCAAAGACATTTACAAAGAGTTCCTCTTTTTTAAGAAGATGATACATGATTTATATGTTCTTTCACAATTGTACGAAAAAAATATTCCTGATATAATCATCAAAGAAATTTCTAGCTACTTGTTATGAGATGGGGACAAATCACATGGATATTTTTACATACCTTATCCATGAAAATCATTCCGGAACAGTATCCCTTGTTGAAAGACTCGTTGTTTGTACTCTTTTTATCCATATGTAAAGCGTTACCCTGTCCTGAATGTTCGGACCATGCCATGGCGTACATGAAAAAGAAGACGGCTCCTGAAACCCTAGAGCAATTCCGATGGTTTCTTTGGGATTTTCATAATGCGGTGAATGTGAATACTAAAAAAGAAAAGGTTCCCCTGGACGTGTTGGAGAAATACAACAACACGAATTTAACCCTGGCATTTCAATTCATGCACCAAATTTGGTTGAACCAGCCGTACAATCCAAATTTAATTCACAAACAATTCCTCATCAAACAAACCCTTCAGAATTTGCGTACATGGTTACTTCATCACCGATTGATTACCTAGAATATCTACCCGTTTTGACAAAGGTATCCAACACAAATATAGTAAAAATGCCTAAAAATAAGTATAGAATGAGTTCTTCCGTGACATGTCCGGTTCGTTCATCACGTTGCTCTTCTAGTAAAAAAATCATGTAATTTAATTTTTCAAGAAGATCTTGTTCCCTTGTTTTTTGTACGGGTTCGTACAAAGGCGTGTCGTAGACATTTTTTTCTTGATATTCTGGTTTGGCAGGTTTAGGAGGTACAAAATCTGCCAAAGTATTTTCAGAATCTACCATTTCAAGTTGTTTGATGGATGATATTTTTTGTCGTTGAGGAGATGGATTTGCATTTGTTTTCAATGTTTTATTTTCTTCTGGAAATGGGGAAGACCATGACATTAACATATTTTATAATATTAAAATAAAAAATATATTTTAATATATATATTTAGTATGCTTGAATATATCATTCTTTTCATATTCATAGGATTATTTTTTTATCCTTTACAAATGGACCCGACGGCTAGAGTCATCGAACTCATATTAGTTTGTTATGCTGCCTATAAA